AGAGTTCCCAGAGTTAAAAAATTTATCGTTAGAAGAGTACGACAGATGGAATCCAGATTCGTTTATTGTGGAGAAGAAAAGTGCAGGTACGGCTATATATCAGGAGATGAGACGTATGGGTATTCCTGTACAGGAGTATACTCCTCACAGAGGATCAGGAGATAAACTAGCACGTCTAAACTCTGTAACTGATATTGTATCGTCAGGTTTAGTATGGGTTCCTGAGACACGCTGGGCAGAGGAATTGATAGAAGAGGTTGCAGGATTTCCATTTATGAGCCATGATGACCTCGTGGATTCTACTGTTATGGCACTAATGCGATTTCGGCAGGGAGGATTCTTACGGCTACCAAGTGATGAACTAGATGACATTATATACTTTAAGCAGAGAAAAGGTGGATATTACTAATGGCTATTGAAAAAAGTTTGTACCAAGCCCCTAATGGAATAGATACAGAAGAGGGGAAATCGCTAGAGATAGATATAGTTAATCCAGAGATGGTAACTTTTGATGACGGTAGTATGGAAGTAACGATTATACCTGATGCAGCTACAGCAGACAGCATCCCCTTTGATGGTAATATAGTAGATTTTTTAGAAGATACCCAGTTATCAGCTTTGTCTGGAGACTTACTTGATATGGTAGAGTCTGATATGGACAGTCGTAAAGAGTGGGCTGATATCTTTGTAAAAGGGTTAGATGTGTTGGGTTTCAAATATGAGGAACGCACTGATCCTTGGGAGGGAGCTTGTGGAGTGTACTCTACCGTGTTAGCAGAAGCTGCTATACGCTTCCAAGCTGAGACTATGAGTGAGACGTTTCCTTCCGCAGGACCAGTAAAAACAAAAATACTTGGTGAGGAGACTAAAGAGAAAGAAGCAGCAGCAACCCGTGTGAAGGCTGATATGAATTATCAGTTAACAGAAAACATGGTAGAGTATCGCCCAGAGCATGAAAGATTACTATATAATCTTGGTTTAGCAGGGTCTGCGTTTAAGAAAGTGTACTATGATCCTAATTTAGGGCGACAGTGTGCTATATTTATCCCAGCTGAAGATGTAATCGTCCCCTATGGCGCATCACATATAGAGACAGCAGAACGTGTTACACATGTAATGCGGAAGACTAAGAATGAATTGAAGAAGCTACAGGCAGTAGGATTTTACAGTGATATAGACTTAGGAGAACCCGAACCTTACCACACGGACATAGAAGAACGTAAGGCCGAAGAAGGTGGGTACTCTCTTACAGATGATGACCGTTATGCTATATACGAGATACACGCAGATATTGTTATTGAGGGCGTTGACGATGAGGATGATATCGCTCGTCCCTACGTGGTTACTATAGAACGTGGTTCAGGGTCTATTTTAGCTATACGTAGGAACTATGCCCCTGAAGACACTTTAATGTTAAAACGGCAACATTTTGTACATTACGTATATGTACCAGGATTTGGATTTTACGGGTTAGGACTTATTCATATTATAGGTGGCTACGCCCGTGCAGGAACCTCCTTGATACGCCAGCTCGTAGATGCTGGTACACTAGCTAACCTCCCTGGCGGTCTAAAGGCCCGTGGTCTTCGTATCAAGGGGGACGATACGCCTATAGAACCTGGAGAGTTTAAAGATGTAGATGTGCCATCAGGTAGTATACGGGATAATATTATGCCGTTACCATATAAAGAACCTAGCCAGACTCTCTTGGCATTGCTCAATCAGATTACAACTGAGGGTAGAAGACTAGGGGCTATCAGTGACATGAATATATCAGATATGTCGGCTAATGCCCCTGTAGGTACAACACTGGCTCTTTTAGAGAGAACCCTCAAACCTATGGCAGCAGTACAAGCCCGCGTACATTATGCTATGAAACAAGAGTTTAAACTCTTAAAGATGATAATGTCTGAGTATGCCCCTGCAGAGTATTCTTACTTACCTGAAAGAGGTGAGATGACCGCAAGGCAGGTTGATTACTCTATGACAGACGTTATTCCTGTATCTGATCCTAATAGTTCTACTATGGCGCAAAGGGTTGTACAGTATCAAGCTGTCCTGCAGATGGCGCAACAAGCCCCACAGATATATGACTTACCACAGCTACATAGACAGATGATAGAAGTATTAGGGGTAAAGAACGCTGAGAAGCTTGTACCGACTAAAGATGATATCAAACCTTCTGATCCTGTTAGCGAGAACATGGCAGCTCTATTAGGTAAACCGATGAAGGCTTTCATTTACCAAGACCACGAAGCACATATCGCTGCACATATGGCGTTCATGCAAGACCCAATGATTGCTCAAATGATAGGGCAGAACCCACAAGCCAAGAGAATTATGGCTGGACTGCAAGCTCACATAGCAGAGCATCTAGGGTTTAAGTATAGAAAAGATATTGAGCAGCGTGTAGGCGCACCACTTCCTGCACCTAATTCAGAGCTATCTGAAGAGATTGAGGTTAATCTAGCTAGAGTCGTTGCCGAAGCAGGTAAACAACTAACTCAGGCTAATATGCAACAAGCAGCACAAAAACAAGCTATGGCTAAAGCAAAAGACCCAGTGGTTCAAATGCAACAAGCTGAGATGCAGATCAAACAGTCTGAAGTTCAACGGAAAGCTCAGAAAGATGCAGCAGACACAGCACTAGGTAAGGAGAAGCTTAATCTTGAGAAGACTAAGGTACAGATAGATGCTCAAGAGAAAGGTGTTAAGCTACAGGCAGATAAAGTTAAGGAAGATAATAAATTGGACTTAGAACTCTTCAAAACAACTAGGAAACAATAATGGCTAAAACCGTCTTTGACGTGCTTAAAGAAAAAATCGAAGAAGAAATAACTTCTGCAGAAGAATTTCTTAGTGGCGGGGGAGCAAGAGACTTTTCCCAATACAAAGAAACAACTGGTTTGATACGGGGTCTTCAAATTAGTTTATCGTACATAGAAGACCTCTCGCGCAATAACATGGAAGATGACAATGACTGAATCAGTAAAATTAGTACAAGATAATACAACGGAAGAAGAGCTTGATGTTCAACTTCCTGTACCTGTTGGGTATAGAGTTTTAATAGCTATGCCTGAAATTGAAGAAACCTACACGGACACAAAAATCCTAAAGACTAAAACTGTTATGCACCAAGAACATATCATGTCTATTATTGGACTGGTGCTTGATATGGGTAGTCAAGCTTATACAGACAAAGAACGGTTTGGAGACAAACCTTGGTGTAAAGTAGGCGACTATGTAATGTTTCGTGCCAATACTGGTACGCGATTTAAAGTCGGTGATATTGAATATCGTTTAATGAACGACGATTCAATAGAAGCTGTGGTTACTGATCCTCGCGGTGTAGCGAGAGCATAAGGAATATAAAATGGCATTTCAAAAAGTAGAATATAATTTTCCTGACGATGAAAAAAAAGATATAGATATTGAAAGTTCTAGCGCAGTGGAGATTGATATATCTGGAAAAAAGAAAGAAGAGGCAGATGAGTCCAAAAGCCAAGAAAATAATAAAAGAAGCGAAGTGGCTCCTGTTGAAGACAACTTTGAAATTGAGGTTGTCGATGATACGCCAAAAGCTGATAGAAATCGTAAGGCTTCCGAGCCACCTGAAGAGGTCACTGATGAGGAGTTGCAAAAATATTCTGATCAAGTGCAAAAACGTATTAAGCACTTCAGTAAAGGCTATCACGATGAAAGGCGGGCAAAAGAATCTGCGTTCAGAGAAAAACAAGAGTTAGAGAGTTTAGCTAGAACTCTTGTTGAAGAAAATAAAAAATTAAAAGGCAATGTTAGCAAAAATCAAGAAGCATTACTAGAGCAAGCTAAGAAGGGCGCATCTGTAGAGCTAGAACAAGCTAAAAAAGCATATAAGAATGCGTATGAGTCTGGAGACGCAGATGCTGTTGTCGAAGCACAAGATAGCTTAACCAATGCTAAGATTAAGACAGATAAGCTACAGAACTTTAAATTGCCCACTTTACAAGAAGCAGAAACTCCTGTACAACCAGAAACAGATAGTGTTCCTAAAACACAGGCTCAACAACAAGTTGATCAAAAAGCCGTATCATGGTCTCAAAAGAACCCGTGGTTTGGTACAGATGATGAAATGACGAGTCTTGCTTTAGGTCTGCACAACAAGTTAGCAAAGCAGGGTGTAAACCTGCAAAGCGATGAATACTACGAGGCAATAGATACTCGTATGCGCCAGCTCTTCCCCGATAATTTTGATGGGGGAGGAAAATTAGAGGATGAACAGCCGAAGCAAAAGCCAAATGTGGTCGCACCCGCAACGCGGAGCCTACCTGTTAAAAAGGTTAAATTATCGAAGACTGCGGTTACAATAGCTAAAAAGTTAGGAGTCCCCCTAGAATTATACGCCCAAATGGTTGCAGAAGAAATGAGGAAAGAAAATGGCTGAAAACAGAATTAACCGTGAAGACGGCACTCGTGAAAACAATGTTCGTAAAAGAAGTTGGCAGCGCCCAGAGGTTTTACCTTCGCCACATCCAGAAAAAGGTTATGCTTTTAGATGGATACGAACTAGTAATCAAGGGCAAGTTGACGCCACTAATGTATCCTCAAAATTACGTGAAGGTTGGGAACCTGTAAAGGCAAGCGATCATCCTGAAATTACGATGGTAACTGTAGAGAACGAAAGATTTGCAGATAACGTGGTAATAGGAGGATTAATGCTCTGTAAGGCTCCTGTTGAGTTAGTAGGAGAACGTTCTGACTATTATAAACAACAGACAGATAATCAAATACACTCAGTGGATAACAACCTCATGCGAGAAAACGACCCTCGGATGCCTATCTTCAATGAAAGGAAGTCGAAGGTTACTTTTGGAAAAGGTAGTTAATTTTAATATAGGATAATTTAGGAGACTAATTATGGCTTATCCAACTATATCTGCCCCCTATGGGCTTGTACCTGTTGGTTTAATTGGTGGACGGTCTTATGCAGGTTCTACTCGCCAAATGAGAATAGCTAGTAACTACGGTACAGCTATCGGCAAAGGTGATTTAGTAAAACGTGTAAATGACGGCACTATTGAACGTGACGGAAGTACAACAGCTTTACCAGCTACTGGCACACTAGGTGTCTTCATGGGTTGTCAATATACTGACCCAAATACTAGCCAATTAACATTTAACAACCAATATCCTGGTAGCATTGTTGCTAGTGACATTGATGCGTTTATCGTTGATGATCCTGATGTTGTGTTAAAAGCAGCTCTTTGTTCTTCAGGCACAACTATGGCTACAGTAGGGCGAACAGCTATTGGCAATAAAATTTCAATAATCAGCAACACATTAAATACTTTAAATGGTCGTTCTAAATTGGCTCTTACGTCTGGGTCGATTGCAACAACGTCAACATTACCATTTCAAATTATTGATGTAGTTGAAGATACAAAGACGGGTAGCGACGCTTTTCAAGAAGTTCTTGTTATATATAGCGCACATGAAGACAATGGCAGTAACGTGTCTATTGGCGGTCATGCTTATCGTAACCCTGTCGGCTTGTAGGAGGTATAGACAATGGCAATATCCCGCGCACAACTTCTTAAAGAACTACTTCCTGGCCTTAACGCACTCTTCGGTTTAGAGTATGCTAAGTACGGTGAGGAACATGCAGAAATTTTTGAATCAGAAACTTCTGACCGTTCATTTGAAGAAGAAACCAAGCTGAGTGGCTTCTCAGCTGCACCTGTTAAAGACGAAGGCTCTGCCATCGAATATGACAATGCACAAGAAGCTTTTACGTCACGATATAACCACGAAACAGTGGCAATGGGTTTTTCAATTACTGAAGAAGCTATTGAGGATAACCTGTATGACTCATTGTCATCTCGTTATACTAAAGCACTAGCTCGTGCTATGGCGTATACAAAACAAGTAAAGGCAGCTTCTATATTGAACAATGCCTTTGATTCAGGTACTACTTATGGAGATGGAGTGGAACTCTGTTCTACTGCACACCCTCTAGTTTCAGGTGGTACTAACTCAAACGAACCAGCAACTGCTGCTGA